ACAACATTAAACAGTATAAGTTTGTTGGATTATTCCCAACAGATTTAACACCAATTGATGTTGATTGGGGTTCAAATGATACGATTGAGGAGTTTTCAGTAACAATGTCCTACCAGTGGTGGGAATCTGTTGAATACGGTGTAGTGTAGAGATAGAGGGATTCTTCCCTCTATCAATTTTTAGGATGATTTGTTAATGGCAATATATCTTCTCGTCAAAGAACATGTTGACACAGGATTAAAATACTTGTGTAAGCATGTTGCATCTTCCTTTCCTGAGTGTGAAAAATACAAAGGTTCTGGCACATATTGGAAAAGGCACTTAAAAAAATATGGCAACAATATTAAAACTACATGTCTCTTTGTAACCGAAGATGAAAAACAATTTCGTGAAGTTGCTAAAAAATATTCTTTAGAGTATGACATTATAAATTCAAAAGAATGGGCAAATTTATGTAATGAAGAAGGCCAGGGTGGTAATACTATTGTTGATAAAAAAACTCATGGTGAAAAAACTAAACATGGCTTACACAAACCAGAAGTTAGAGAAAAACACCTTAAACACCTAACAGAACACATAAAAGTTATTCAACCTTTAGCTGCTAAAGCAGCAAAAGAAAAATTAACTGGTGTTGCAAAAACAGAACAACACAAACAGAATATGCGTGGCAAAAGACCCCAGGTCAATCAAACTGGCAGTAAAAACAATAATGCTAAATCCATTTATACTCCATTTGGTATATTTGATAGTATTCGTGAGGCATCTCAACAAATTGAAGGACATACATATAAAATGATTTGGGATAGATTACAAAATGATAAAGAATGGAGATATATCTGATGGCCATCCGCCTGTTTGGTTTCACCCTCGGTTCAAAAGATGTTGTTCAGAAGCAAGACCCTGAGCAACCATCTTTTGCACTTCCAACGGAAGCAATTGATGATGGCGCAGTTACCATCACTCAAAACGCATACTACGGCACATATGTTGACTTAGAAGGTGCCGTCCGAAATGAATTAGAACTCATCACAAGATATCGTGAAATGGCCAATCATCCAGAATTGGAACAGGCCATCGATGATATTGTCAATGAAGCAATCACACACGATGTTTCTGGTCGAACAGTTGATATCGTTGTAGATAAACTCAAACAACCAGAGACAGTCAAAAAGAAAATTCGTGAAGAATTTGAAACAATTCTGAAGTTACTTAACTTTGGTAATCTTGCTGATGACTTGTTTAAGCGTTGGTATATCGATGGTCGCATTTACTATCATGTTGTAGTAGATGACCGAGATCCAAAAGCAGGTATACAAGAATTAAGATACATTGATCCTCGTAAGATTCGTAAGGTACGAGAAATCAAAAAAGGTAAAGACCCAAAGACTGGCGCCGATATCATTGTTTCAATTGCAGAATACTATGTCTACTCTGACCGTGGTACTGCATCACAATCTTACGGTGCATCAGTTAACTCTGGTTTAAGAATCGCACCAGATTCAATTATCAATGTCAATTCTGGTTTGATGGATGCAAAGAACACATTTGTTATCTCATATCTTCACAAGGCAATTAAACCTCTCAATCAGTTACGAATGATTGAAGATGCCGTTGTAATTTATCGCATATCGAGGGCACCAGAACGCCGAATCTTTTATATCGATGTGGGTAATTTGCCAAGAGGTAAAGCCGAACAGTATCTAAAAGATATCATGGTCAAGTATCGTAACAAAATGGTTTACGATGCAAACACTGGTGAGTTGCGTGATGACCGTAAACATATGTCGATGCTAGAAGACTTTTGGTTACCTCGCCGAGAAGGCGGTAAAGGTACTGAGATTACAACTCTGCCTGCTGGTCAAAATCTTGGTGAGTTAGAAGATGTAAAATACTTTCAAAAGAAACTTTTACAATCTCTCAATGTACCAATCTCTCGTTTAGAACCACAACAAGGCGGTATGATTGGTCTTGGTCGCACAACAGAAGTGACCCGTGATGAGGTTAAGTTTCTTAAATTTATTATTCGTCTTCGCAATAAATTCTCACAAATTTTTGACCATGCATTAGAAAAACAATTAGTTCTCAAAGGTATTTGTACCTTAGAAGAATGGCGTGAATTTAGAGAAGAAATTTATTACGATTACAAGAAAGATAATAACTTTACTGAACTGCGTGATGCAGAACTGTTGACTTCTCGTTTGCAATTGTTGGCAACAGTTGACCCATATCTTGGTAGATACTTCTCTGCTAAGTGGGTTAAGAAAAATGTGCTTCAACAATCAGATGATGAAGTTGAAGCAATGGAAGAAGAAATGGCAAAAGAATCCGAACAGGGTATTGGACAACCAATGCAACAACCTGGATTTGAACAGGCCAATGTGACAGCAGAAAATTACCCTCCTGAAGATAACACACAGGAAAATGGTGCATCAGATTCAATGACGCCGATGCTTGATGCAGAAGTAGAACGGTATTCTTCTCTACTAAATAGGCGATAAAAGGAAATTACTATGGACGCAAAAACATTTATTGACAAAGTTGCTTCTGGCGATGCTAATGATGCAAAAGATTTAATTAATGACCTTCTTTCTTCCCGTGCATTCGAAGCGCTCGATGCAAAGAAGATTGAAATTGCTCAGTCTCTTTACAATGACGGTGAAGATGTTGAAGTGCAAAATACAGCTGATACTCCAGTCGAAGAAGAAGAATGAAATCTTTAGAGCAGTTTAGAGTTTTAACGGAAGAAGAAAAGTCGGACTACACAAAGTTCGATATGTTGGTTCGTGCTGGTCTTGCAAATAAGGCACAGTTACAGAGAATTCATCGTATTTTAGAAAAGATGAAAGAAGATAGACCGGTATTCAACAATGCCGACAGAATGATTCTTCAAAATCTTTTCAATAAGATGGTTGATTTAATTTCAAACAACAAACAAATCTTTCAACAAACTCGCCGTGCTGTTCGTGAAGATGTAGAGTTAGATGAGGCAATAGTAGATACTGCCGATTACAAAATTGGTCCTTCTGGTCGTAAAGTAAGAGCGCATCGTATTAAAGTTGGTGATGTTGCATATGGTAAAGATGCTGATATAAAAGAAGATTGGGAAATTATTGAAGCAACAGATGATATACCTGATGATCCGCCTTTTGTTTTAATGTTGAAACGAAAAGCAATTCGTATGTATCCAAACAAAACAAAAGTTGCTCTTTATTATAATCAGAAGCTAGACAAATATTTTACGATACCTTATGGTAAAGGAATTGATTCTCCTTTACAAGCAGAGGAAACACAGATTGAAGAAGCAGTAATGGATCAATTGCATAAAATTGTTGATGGTAAACAAGCAAGCACAGTTAAGTTTGCTAATGGTCAAACAAAGAAGATTGACCACTATACTGCATCTGCAATTACACAAGTTCATAAAGCAGTAAATGATGAGAACAAAAAGAAGTTGGCTGACATGGTGCATAAATCACCAGAACACTTTGCGAAAGTAGCATCTTTTGCTTTCAGTAAAGTCAAATGAATTTTATAGATTTTATTTTAGAAGGTAAACTAAACGAAGCAAGAGAAGCACTAAAAGCTCGTTTAGATGAAATTACTGCCAAACGACTTGCAGAAGCAAAGCGTTATGTCGAAGCAGACATGTTTGAAGAAGTAGAAGAACAACTTGATGAGAAAAGAAATCCTAATCTCATTAAGATGGGAAGAATTACAAGAGTGCGCCGTAGAATTAGGCGCAATGCAAAAGGTCGTATTGTTGTTCAAAAGAATCGCAGACGGTCAGGCATTAAAGGTTATCGTATCGTAGGTAATACTGTAAGAAGAATACCTGCGGCACAGAGATTAAGAAAAGCCCGTTTATTGAAACGGTCATGGAAAACAACTAGAAGAGCAAAACTTCGCCGTTCTCTATTGAAAAGGAAACTATCAATGAGAAGGCGCACATCAATGGGACTAAGATAAAATGCCATTCGAAATTATAAATGCAATTAGAGCAAAATCTACAATTCGTGTTACTGGTCCGGCTGGTAACACACAAATTAATTTGGTAAATCTTTCTGCCAATACAACAGAAGAAACAGTAATTTCTGCTGCTATTGCTCAAGTGTCTGCTTCAACAAATGGCATTTACAGAATTTATAGAGGAACAAGTACCACAGGCGGTGCTGCACCTGCAAGTGGAACATTAATTATGGAAATTTCAACGCCAATCAATCTTGTTCTTTATGAATATGACATTACATTTGCAAACAACGCAACGGCAAATCTTTTCATTGAGCATACAGGAACAGCAGGAACTTTAGTGATGCAATTGGCAAAATCGGCTACTTACAGCCCAGCACTTACAGGAATGTAAAATGAAGTTAATTACAGAAACAATCGATAATGTAAAGTATCTTACTGAAGCTTCAGAAGACGGCAATAAAAAACTTTACATTGAAGGAACATTTCTTGTTGGCGAAGCAGTCAATAAGAACAATCGCATGTATAAAATGGACACTCTGCGTAGAGAAGTCAAAAGATATACAGAAGAATTCATCAATACAAATCGTGCATTGGGTGAATTAGGTCATCCAGATACGCCATCGATTAACCTCGAGCGTGTGTCGCACAAGATTGTATCCCTCTCAGAGGACGGCAATACTTTTTATGGTAAAGCACTCATTCTTGGAACACCATATGGTCAGATTGTTGAGAATTTTATCAACAACGACATTCAAGTTGGTGTTTCGTCTAGAGCATTAGGTTCTCTAGTTCAAACAAAAGAAGGTTACAATCTTGTTCAAGATGACCTGAAACTTGCTACTGCTGCCGACATTGTTGCTGACCCATCAGCGCCTGGGGCTTTCGTTCAAGGAATTATGGAAAATAAAGAGTGGATGCTGGTTGACGGCAAGTTTATTGAAGCTGACCATACCCATTTTAAGAAAACAATTCAGAGAGCTTCTAAGGGTCAAATCGAAGAAACTGCTCTTAAACTATTTGAAAATTACCTCAGAAAACTTT